TCGTGAATGTATAAATTATTTTTTTGTTCTTCCATACTATTAAATATAAGTTTTAATCATCTTAATCATAGGGTTAATTAATTGTTGAACCTGATGGAGTAATTGATGGATTATATTCAACCAATGGTAAATCTTTAATCCATATGTGGTCTGGATATATTGAACCATTAATTTCTTGTTCTGATATAACCCAAGGGTCAGTTCCCCCACTTAAAATTGGGTTAAAATACCAATCAGGTTGAACCAATTGGTCTATTAAACTATTTTTTTGATTGATTGTTAAAGGTGCTACTAATTCCATATTTAATATTTGTTTCTTGATAATGATGTTTGGAAAGTGTTTATTATTGTTGATAATGTTGATACCTGTGCCGCAGTTAAACCTAAACCAATTGTTGCGAAAGTTTGTTGTCTTGAGCTAAAAGCTTCAGCAGTTCCAGCCCCATTACCATTTCTTGCGAATAAAAACATATCAGCATTCACTTTTGATACTGATGTTGTTCCAGTTGTATTTGTTGATAAAGATGTTCCATTTCTATAATACGCTCTTGCATTTGATGCTGTTCTTGTAAATACAAAATAACCTGTTGAATTAGCAACACTAACTGATGCATAAGTATTGTCGTGTATTTTGGTATTAAAAATATTATCGTCAGGACTTGGTTGTCTTAAAAATCCTTGGAATGAACTTGTATTTCCTGTATTTAACACACCAAATTCAGCACCGGTATCTTGTGAGTTTGTATTAGAATAAATTGATAAGTGAGTGCTATTTAACGAAAGAACCGTATTATCATTTAAGTTTGTATTACCATAACCATTTGTTCCATTACCTTTTGGACCATTACTATCAAAGGTCATTCCACCATTCCAAGTTATATTATATGTTCCTGGTGTTTTACCATTTATAGCACAACCACCAGATGTTCCACCCAAATAAGGGTAGATAGCAGTTAAACTATCCCATAAATTATTTGATACAAGTGATGTAAATAAAGTTATTGTTGCCGCAGATATTGTTGAACCTGATGCACCAAATGTTCCTCCTGATGCTAAAACTGCCGCAAGATACGCTTGTGCTTCAGTTGTTCCACTTGCTGGTGTTGTTGTAGAAGGGGTTGGAGTGTTAGTAGGCGTAGATGTTGATGTATTAGTTGGAGTGTTAGTAGGCGTAGATGTTGATGTTAAAGTTGTTGTTGTAGTAGGTGTTGGTGTATTTGTAGGAGTTGATGTATTAGTAGGTGTCATTGTTTGACTTGCTGTAATACTTGGAGTTGGAGTATTTGTAGGAGTTTGAGTTTGAGTTGGAGTTTGTGTTTGACTTGCAGTTATTGACGGAGTAGGTGTTTGAGTTTGTGATGCAGTAATACTTGGTGTAGGAGTTTGTGTCGGAGTTTTAGTCTGAGTTTGTGTCGGAGTATTAGATGCAGTCTGAGTTGGCGTAGCCGTTAAAGTTGTTGTTGTGGTAGGAGTAGGGGTTTGTGTTTTAGTTTGAGTTGGGGTTTGTGTTGGAGTTTTTGTCTGAGTGGCAGTTTGTGTTGGAGTAGCGGTTAACGTAGTTGTTGTGGTAGGAGTAGGGGTTTGTGTTTTAGTAGCAGTATTAGTTGGTGTAGATGTTTGTGTATTAGTAGGAGTTTGTGTAGGAGTTTTAGTTGGGGTTGGAGTATTAGTATTACTTGCAGTATTAGTTGGAGTATTGGTCGGTGTGGTTGTATTTGTTGGGGTTATTGAAGGAGTTGGAGTATTGGTCGGAGTTGTTGTTGGTGATGGTGGTGGAGGATTTAATTCATTTGGTGCAAAGATATAGTTGGAATTAAACTCATCGTTTGATACATACTCAAAATAGAAATCATTTGTGGTCATTCCAGTTTGTGCTACAAGTGTAGCAACACCTGTCTCAATTAACCCATCAGATAGTGCTGGATTAAGATTACCAGAACCTTGTGGCTGTTGATAAATACCATAGGTGTATTGTCCTTCATAAGGAAACGCAATTTCACCAACACCTTGTCCTTCAGTAAAAATAAATTCATCGTACCTCACCTTGTGTGATGAGATATCAGTTGGAATAAATCTTACTTGTTGTTTGGAAAAAATATGAGTAAAAGAAAATAACCATTCAGGATTGGCAATCGTTGCGTTCTGTGAAACAGTTACAACCATTGTATTTACCTGATTTGTTTTAAGTAATATCATAATAATAAATATAACAAAGGGGGAACACAATGCTCCCCCTTGTTAATTAAAAAAGATTATTGAACTGTGATACCAGTCGCAACAGAACTTAAAGTTCCTGCCAATTGATTCATTGGATTTTGCTCAAGTGCTTGTAACGTGATATTATATCCGTTAGCATCACCTAATGCTTTACCTGTTACTGAAGTACCCGCTGATACAAACATTCCGTAAGTTTCACCTAAGTAGAAAGAATCACCGTTGTTGTCAACGATTACTACTGCTAATCTTGGAGATTGAGCAAGAGTTTTTAAGATGTTTCTTTTGTCTTGAGATAACTTAGCAAAATATGTAACCAATTCTTGAGTGTAGAATACAGTACCGTTCTCTAAAGATGCGTTTACAGTTTCTGTGTATTGAGAAGAAGTTCTAATCAATTGAAACTCATAAAAAGTTCCTGACCCAGAAATTTGTGTGATTGTATCACCTGTATTCTTCGTGATTGACGCAATGTTTGTAAAGTCAGTGATATACGCTGTCGACACGCCCCCTACGTTGTCCCTGCAGGAAAGTAAAATTCCCGATGTGAGATTGCAAGCCATGTTATATTAATTTATTGTTTTAGTTTATTTTGTTAAAAGGTGGGGGACGAATCCCCCGACCTTATATTTTTTGTATCAATTAAGATAATCCGTTAGTTACGAAGAACTGAGGGAACGCGATTTGAGTTCCTAACTTCCAACTAACCATGATTCTTACCTCTTGGAAATCTTGAGACCACCACGCTCTGAAAGAATCAGAATCGTCGGTTAAGTCAACTCCTGCTAAAAAATATTGTTGAGGTCCTAAAGCGATTACGTTTGAACCAGCGAGCCCAGGTACACCCACTACCCTAAAATTTGTTTGAGGATGGTAAACAGAATAAACTGAACCTAATTTGTTTTCACTTGAGTCAATGTAGAAATTATTCACGTTTCTAATTGCAGTGATGTAACATTTAAATTGTGCTTGAGACATAAAGATAACGATATCATCTCTGTCATAGATATTTCTATCCATAGCATTGATTAAGTTATCAATTTGAGCAAGAACTGAATTCGCTTTTTCTTGTGCTGTTGCACCTGTTACAGAACATAAAGCAGTTTGACCTGTTAAAGCCACAACACCTGCTGTGTTAGCCAATAATTCTTTGTAACCAGAGAATGTATTTGCTGAACCACCTGTTGTTGCGTTCCATAACAAATCTTCGTTGTATCTCTTGATTTGCTTAGTTTGTAAATCAATGATAGCCTGCTCAAATGGAGCATTCTCATTGTAAGAACCAGCGTTCAAGTATTGACCCAACCATAAAGTGTTTAATTGTTGTAAACATAAAGATTGGTTAACCTTTAATGCTTGTACTGTTACTGGTGCAACAGTAAATGTAGTTTCGCCTGAATTAGACCAACCACAGTTTGTACCTGTCTGAACTACTAAAGTTTCAGAAAGTAAGTTTACATTTTGTGTTCCTTTGATACCAGGAATTACGTTAATGTATTCCATAGTAACTGGTGTCAATACTGCTTCTGATACGATGTCTGAATTCAAAGCATCTGTGTACGCAGCCAATCCACCTAAGTCATATGAAAAATTCAATTTTGAAAGATTTTTTTTCATCTTAATTATTTGATTTTTATTTTATTTAGTTTGAGAGAGTCTCTCTTAATCTTTTCCACCCTTCCAATCTTGGAGAAGTAGAAAATTCTTGGTTTATTTGATTTTTAGTTACTCTTGAACCTGCTGGTTCTTTAGAGAACTTTTGGAATTTACTATCAAGTAATTCCTGTTTTGCTGATAATGAATCTATTTTAGTTTCCAATCTTTTCATAGCAGATGCAAATGCTTCAATGAAACCTGACATATCATCTTCCATGTCTGAACCCATACCTTCAACATTTTCTCTTTCGGTAATCATACCGTCTTTTACCATTACTCTGATTTTAACTTCATTTCCTGATTCATCCTTCAACATAATTTCGTGTTCGCCATCGGGTGCTTTTTCCATTGAACCATCATCTTTAACAACATCAATCTTTTCACCAACATCGAATGTTGGAGATTCCAATTTGATATCACCTGATTTTGCTTCAACAAATTTACCACCTCTTGCGTCTTCTGCTGCCTTTGATTGCATTCCTTTGATTTCACCACCCACGATTTGCATAACCTTTCCGTCTGCTGTTTCGTAAGCGCCATCAGCGATTGCCGATAATGTTCCATCATATCCAACCTTTTTGATTTTAGTGCCAGTCTCAGGTGTTTCACCACCGATTCTAAGAACACCACCATCTTTAAGTTTGATATCACCATCTTCCATCTCAACTTCCATTTCTTCTGATTCTGCCATCATTTCTGGCGTGTTTGCAGTTGCTTTCTTTTGCTCTTTTTCTCTTTTCGCATCGTCTGTCTCTTCACCGTAGTTTAAGTCAGTCATTTTGATTTTAGAAACTTTGCCCATTTCGTCAACTTCAACTTCAGAACCATCTTCCATTTTGTGAGTTCCCATTGGTGCAGGAATCATCCCTTCATCTGTAGCAACATATAATGTCTTTCCTACTTCCATTGAATCTCCTTCCATTTTAACGGTAATGCCTTGGTCGGTTTTAGCGTCATAGAATTTGTTCTCTGTAAGATTAAGAATCGTCATTATTTTTTTGATTGCGTCTTTACTGTTCATCTGTAATTGATTTAAGTATTTTTCTTATTTGGTTTATTTTTTTATCCTCTTTTGAGAATATAGATTTCTCTGCGAATAATCCTTCAACGGAGAATCCTGTTAGAGATTTTTCTTTAATCATTTTCCATACTTTTTCATCTTCTACCTTCATTGAAACAAACCATGTTCCTGCTGGTAATGAGAATCCGTATTGATGTGATTTATCGTATATTGGATTATCACTAACCCAAGATTCTGCTATGTAAACTTTGTCACTTCCAAGTTTTCTTCCATCGTGTTCTATTGATGTCTCATCAGTACGACCTTGTTTCATAAACTTATCAGCCATCTTTTTGATTGATGCTGCTGAGAAGAATACATAATAAAGATTTCCTAAGTCATCATATCTGTGAATCATTTTGTTTGGCACCATTGCTGCTCCCACTACAATCTTTTTGTCTTCATCAAATCCGAACTGCATATGTGTTTTACTAAAACTCATTTTTTCTTTTTCAAGTTGTTGTAATTTTCTTTCAGCCCATTTAAGTGCTGGTTCTCCACCCCAACTATCATACATTAATTTTCCACAACCATCATCATAAGTCTTTGAAGAAGTTAAATCTGATTTGTGTCTTGATAAATAAGAATACATTCTCTTGATTGTATCAACAGAAATATTCTCACCCTTTGCGAGTTGAGATGCTCTTGTCTTTCCTACTGCTGTTCCACAAGAACCCCATCCATTTTTCTCTGCGTAATCAACTGCTCTTTTTGCTGCGTTCTTAACTCCTTCAGGATAGTCTGATACTGTATCAGCAAAATCATCTTCAGTCATTTTAATTGGAACACAATTTGGGTCACCATTAGGTTTCAATCCTATTGGTTCGTACCCTTCCCAACAAGCATCTTCCAATCCCTTGTCTTCAAATCTATTAGGTTTGAATGGTTGTTTTGAAAATTGACTACCATCTCTTGGGTCTCTATCTTCTTGAACTCTAATTTGTGGTGCTTTTCTTGGATTAGGAACATCTCTTGGTGCGTATACTCCTGTTCTACCAACATCTTTAGTTCCTTGATTTCTTGTATCTGCACCGATAACAACTTCTGAATCTTCAACACCTCTGTTTGATAATCCCGAATTTCTGATTGAACCTTCTTTCTTGTATATTAATCTAACCCATGCGTGACGGCAGTTATATGAACCACGAAATAAAAATATGTTATAAGAACCGAATTCAGGATTTGATAACGCTTCTATATCTTCAATTCTGTAAATCTTATTTTTTCTCATCATATCAGCACAGAACTTTCTATTTCTATCATCCTGTGGTCCGATATACTTGTATCTAACTCTAATATTGTCCGTATCAAGTTGTGATTCTTCGTTTGGTTTGGAGAACTTATCCTGAGTCATCTTAAACACCATAGAAGGGGTTATTTTTTCCATCTTAATAATCTCCCAACCTTCTTGTTCCATAATGTATGAAGGCTCTCCCAATTCGTCTAATTTGGGGTTATTATCACAGAAGTTTTCCTCTGCAATTGTATACGGTGAAAACTCTTCATCACCTTCTAATTTTTGTGAATTAAATGCCATCCATTCTTCATCGTGTGCTGGCTTTGAAACCAATGATATTGCTTCAATTCCTGCCTCTTCATATTCATCATCAATAAATAATTCTATGATACGGGTATTGTCCATTACTCTTAAATATTACTTTTATTAATTTATACCACTTTTTAGATAAGTGAACGGGATTTAATTGTTCTATCGAATTGTTGTTGGTTCGAAATCTCCGTTGCGGTTACATAAGTTCTGATTGGTGTGTCACCAAATGATTGTTGTATTGCGTTAACCAATGTCTCCGTATTGTCTTGTTGTGGTCTGTTTTGTTTTGATACCATTCCACCTACTGCAAAACCTGGTAAGTTTGCTGATTCATTAATTGATTGTAATAATGGTTGGAACATTCTCGTACTCCTTGAGTTCACAACGAACTCACCATCTGATAACATCGCTGGAATTGAATCAGAGATTTCTCCACCAGGTCCTCTAACAAGTCCACCCTGTCTTCTTCCAACAGGTGATGCTGATACATTCACCAATGGTCTTTCACCAGGACCTGATGGTGTTGTTTGTGTTGCATTCCCACCTGAGTTTGCTGGTGATGATGGTATCTGAACTGCAACGATTTTCTTAACTGTCGCAACTCCTGATGCTACCGCTGCTGCTGCGGCAATGGCACCCAACGCAGGACCGATAACAGGAATACCTGCTAATGATTTATACGCAGCAACTGCTGATTGGTATGTGTCGATTGTTGCCTTTGCGATTGCGAATGCTTTACCCGCTGTTGTATCTTGTCCTACAATAGTTGATAACTGACCTAACGCATCACCAATAAGTTTTGTTTTCTCTTGGTTCGATGCAACCTCTTGTTTGTTGATTTCCTTTCTTGCTTGAGCAAGTTGTTTATCTCTTGAGGTATATTGTTCTTTGGTAATCGTACCTTTGTTAAGTGCTAACTGTAAATCTGTTTGATTCTTTTCTAACGCTTGTCTTTGGTCTTCGTAATATTGTGAATCAAATCTTTTAAAGTCACCATAACTACTTTCAATGGTTGCTTTTTGATTTGCGTATGATGTATCTAATAACGATAATAAATTATCCTGATAACCTTTTTGTAAATCGTATCTTTCCTTTAAAGATAAATCATCTGCGTTTTTAATTTCACTTTGTAACTCAGCAGTTATTCTTATCTGTTCCTCAATATTTCCTTGTTTATCAACAAGTTCATCTTGAAGTGATTTAATTCTTTTGTCTCTGTTGTCCTTTATATCTTTGTCAATCGC